TACTGCTAAACCAGATTTAGCTCTTTATAGAGAATATAAATATACAGCTGATAAGTTGTTACCTTTTAGTTCTTTTAGAATCAAGGTTATTGGTACTAGTACCAATCAAGCAATTGTTCCTCAGATTAGAAATCTTAGAGTTATAGCATTGGCATAAAATGAATTTAATACCAGTTAAAGGAATGGATGGATATTTTAGAGATACTTCATCCAATTCCATAGTAAATAAAAATGATTCAGAATATCATTCATATATTAATAATAGAAAGAAATTAAGTTCCGATAAGGAAAGAATTGAAAATCTTGAATGTGAAATTTGTGATGTAAAGAATGAATTGGGTGATATTAAAAATATGATTCAGTTACTTCTAAACAAGTAATAAATAATAAAAATAGAGCAGTATAAATGGCACAGCCTTCCTCTAGACAAGAATTAATTGATTATTGCTTAAGGCAATTGGGCGCTCCCGTATTGGAAGTTAATGTTGCTGATGAGCAAATTCAAGACTTAGTTGATGATGCTGTTCAGTATTTTAATGAAAGACATTTTGATGGTGTTTCTCAGATATTTTTAAAGTATAGAGTAACTCAAGATGATATTGATAGGGGTAAGGCTAAATTAAGTAAAAATGATCCTGTTGGTGTTACAACAACAACTGCAACAACTTCAATAGCTGGAGTTGGTACCACTTTTACATATCACGAAACTAGTAATTATTTACAAATTCCATCAAATATTATTGGTATCAATAAAGTATATCAATATGATGATGCTCAATCTATGAGCATGTCTAATATGTTTAGTTTTAAATATCAATTATTCCTTAATGATGTTTATTATTGGGGTAATGCTGATTTATTGGGATATTCAAATGCTATGAGTTATTTGGAAACATTAAATTTCCTTCTTAATACTCATAAACAGATTAGATTTAATCAGAGACAGAGTAGGATGTATCTAGATGTTGATTGGAGTAACCTTATAGTTGATCAGTATCTAATTATTGATTGTTGGAGTGTAATGGATGGTACAGATTCTCCTAGAGTTTGGAATGATTCATTCCTAAAACCATATTTAACTTCATTGATTAAAAAGCAATGGGGTATGAATTTGATTAAATTTCAGGGTGTTAAATTACCTGGTGGTATTGAATTTAATGGTAGGCAAATATATGATGATGCCCAAAAAGAAATAGATGAAATAAAAGAAAAAATGTCTTCTACTTATGAACTTCCTCCTCTTGACATGATCGGCTAATGGCATTAAATCCGTTTTTTCTACAAGGGACACCATCAGAACAAGGTCTGATACAAGATTTAATCAACGAACAGTTGAAAATGTATGGTGTTGAGGTGCATTATATTCCTAGGAAGTATCTCAATAAAGATTCTATTCTTAGAGAAGTAGTATTATCGAAATTTACCGATTCATATCCAATAGAAGCTTATGTAGATAATTATGAGGGTTATGGTGGACAAGGTACAATTCTTTCAAAGTTTGGAATTCAAGAAAAGGATGACTTAACACTTATTATTTCAAGGGAGAGATTTGAAACTTATATTTCTCCATTAATGGAGAATTTGGATAATGCAGAATTATCAACTAGACCTAAAGAAGGTGATTTAATATATTTTCCATTAGGTGATAGGTTATTTGAAATTAAATATGTTGAACACGAAGAGCCATTTTATCAATTAAAGAAAACATACGTTTATAAATTGAGTTGTGAACTATTCAGATATGAAGATGAAGTATTAGACACTGGTGTTAGTGAAATTGATGATAATGTAGATGATGATGGTTATATTCAGACTCTTACTATGGTTGGTATTGCTTCTACAGCAACTGCCGAAACTTGCTTCTGTACAGTAGGTTCTGGTGTAGAGAAGATTTATATTAGTGATATGGGTAATGGTTATACATCACAACCTATTATAGAATTCTCTTCAGCACCTGTTGGGGGAATTACTGCTACTGGTGTGGCTTCTATTACTGAACGATATATAAATGCTCATGGGGAATATGGTGGTAAAATTGAGTCTATTAATATTATAAATCCTGGTTGTGGTTATACAGTTGCTCCTTGGATTACAATTAATGGTGGTGGTGGAATTGGTGCAGCTGCTACAGTAGGAATTTCTACAGGAACCGTTGGAATTGTTACTGTAACTTTTGGAGGTTCTGGATATACAACTAATCCATCAGTTTCATTCAGTGGTATTACAACATCTTCTGCTTCAAATGCTGAAGGTGTTGGGTATGTCAATACAGCTGGTATTGTTACATCCGTGTATGTAACTTATGGTGGTGTTGGATATACAACTAATCCAACAGTAATTATTGGAGCTCCGACAGCATTAGGTGTTGGTATTGGAACTGGTTCTTACATCTTCAATGAAGTAGTTACTGGACAAACTTCAGGAACTACTGCAAGAGTGAAACAATGGAGTGGTGTTACTAATGTTCTTGAGCTTGGTATTGTTAGTGGTAAATTTAGTCGTGGTGAGTCGCTTGTTGGTGGAACTTCTGGAGCTAAATTTATGGTTAACCATATAAATACCGATGATATTGTATCCCCATTTACTGAGAATGATGAGTTTGAAACAGAAGCTGACAAGATTCTAGATTTTACAGAATCAAATCCATTTGGGATGCCTTAAAAAATTGTTAAATAATAGTATATAAAAAGTAAGAATAATGTTTGAGTATTTTTATAACGAGATCTTTAGGTCTATCATTATTGGTTTTGGATCCCTATTTAATGGGATTGAAGTTCAACATAAGGACTCTGGGGATGATGTTGCTGGTGTTATTAAAGTTCCATTGGGTTATGGTCCGACTCAGAAATTTCTAGCTAGATTACAGCAAGAATCTGATTTGAATAATCCTATTCAAATGACTCTTCCAAGAATGTCATTTGAATTTAAAGGTCTTCAATATGATCCATCAAGAAAATCAACTCAAACACAGACATTCATTAGTCAGAGTGCTGATGGTACTAAATTGAAAAAAGGATATTTACCAGTTCCTTATAATATGTCATTTGAATTGTCTATTATGACTAAAATGAATGATGATATGTTGCAGATTATTGAGCAAATTCTTCCATATTTTCAACCAGCTTATAATCTTTCAATTAAGTTTCTTGGTGAATTAAAAGAAAAGAGAGATATTCCTATCCAACTTGATAGTATTAGTATGGAAGATGATTATGAAGGAAACTTTGATACAAGAAGAGCTCTTGTTTATACATTACAATTTACAACTAAAACATATTTGTTTGGTCCAATCTCTGATGTTACTGGTGATATTATTAAGAAGGTTAGTGTTGGTTATGTTGCCGGAAGTAAATCTAAGACTTTGGCACCATCAAGAGATATTACATATAGTGTAACTCCCAGAGCAGTTAAAGATTATAATGGTAGTACAGTAACAACATTAGCTAAAAATGTTGATATGGTTGAAACTAGTGTTGATGTTGTTGATGGTAGTACACTCACTAAAAAAACTTATATCTATGTTGGTACAGAAGAAATGTATATTGAGTCTATAGATGGAAATACTATTACTGTAAGAAGAGGTGAGGATAGTACTACTCAACAGAATCATGTATCTGGATCCGATGTTAAGACCATCACACAAGAGGATAATGATCTTATAGAGTTTGGGGATAATTTTGGATTTGATGGTAATGTATTTTAAGGTTTAAAAAAATGTACGAAAATAGTGGATTGAATAAAGAATTTAATATTTCAAATGAAGTAGTGGATACTGAAGTAGTTAAAAAGGAGAGAAAAAAACCTAATATCCTTGCAAAGGATGATGTAGAAAAGGATTATGAATATACAAGAGGGAATTTATATTCGATAATTGAAAAGGGCCAAGAAGCTATTGATGGTATTCTTGAATTGGCTCAAGAATCTGAAACACCAAGAGCTTATGAGGTTGCTGGTCAGTTGATTAAGAGTGTATCTGATGCAACTGACAAATTGATGACTCTTCAACAGAAATTAAAAGATGTTAATGAGGAGCAAAAAGAAAAGGGCCCAAATACTGTTAATAATGCACTTTTTATTGGATCTACAGCAGAATTAGGGAAATTATTAAAATCCAATAAAATAGATCAAGAAGAAACTAAATAGTTAAAAAAATCATGGCAGCAACTCCTGTTATTAACATAGTTATCCCACAAGGATCTGATTTTGTGGAATCCTTTCAATCTAAGGAGAATGATGGATCTGCATCAAATCTTTCCTCATATGTCGGAAGTGCTGAAATAAAAAAGCATCACGATTCTACAACTTCATCTTCTTTTACAGTGAATATTATTGGAAGCACTGGAGAAGTATCTATTGCTATGACTGGTGGTAAAACATCATCTCTAAAATCTGGTAGACATTATTATGATGTTAGATTAGTTTCTCCATCTGGATCAGTTTCAAGACTTGTTGAGGGTATGGCTATGGTA